CGATTCACCGGAAGCGGGGGAAACCTGAATCTTCAGAATCTCCCACGCGATGAGATGTTCGGAGTGAACCTGCGGCATTTGATCGCCACGAAACCCGACAAGCGTTTGATCGTGGCCGACCTATCGCAGATTGAGGTCCGGACTACTTGCTGGCTGGCTGGAGACAAGCAAGCCCTCAAGGACATCGCTGAGTCGGACGACATCTACGAGACTTTCGCCATCCGTTTCGGGATGTGGGACAAGTCGAAAGGGTCGATCCGGCAGGATCCAAGGCTCAGGCATAAGGTGAAATCGATCGTTCTGGGCTGCGGTTACGGAGTTGGGGCGGAGAAATTCGCGATGATTTCCGGCATGGATCTCAAGGAAGCAGAGGGATCTGTGGAGCTGTACCGGACGAGTATGAAGAAGGTCAAGCAACTCTGGTCGTCGTACAACACCGACATCAGCGGTTCCTATGACGCTCGTTGTGATTTCACCGTTGAACTTCCAAGCTCACGCAAACTGAATTACGGCAAGCTCAGATTGGCTCGGCAGAACAACCGCAACCAGTACGTCGCCCTGATCCAGAAGAACGGCAAGCGACTGCCTGTCAAGTTGTGGGGAGGGCTTATCACGGAAAACACCAGCCAAGCCCTTGCCAGAGACATCTTCGGTGACATCCTTTGCAGGATTCATGATGCGGGGATGGATCTGATTATGCACATCCACGACGAAGCCGTCATCGAAGTTGACGCCGACGTTGCTGAAGAGAAACTTCAGGAAGTGCTCAAAATCATGTCTACTCCTCCCGATTGGATCCCCGACATCCCCATCGCCGCCGAAGGAAAAATCCTCACCAAATTTGAAAAATGAGTTACCGATACATCAAGAACCTACGAGACACCAAAGCCGTCAAGGCCACACGCCTTGACAATATCGCCAAGACGAAACCGACATTTGCATCGAAAGCCGATTACCGAGCATGGTGCGCCAACGCTGCCACCGACCACGTTTTCTTCAACATGGTCGAGGGGAGTACGCCATCTAAGCGGATCTCGAACGACAACCTTCCGAACAAGATCTATGGGGTTGTCGCGGACTACGACGCTCCGGTTAATTGGGGCTCCATTGACACCGATATTTCGGCCAAGTGTTCATCGAACATGCCGACGTGGAGGACGAAGACCAATTCGGGATACCTCCGATTGATCTGGGAGTTCGATAACGCACTGCCGATTGCACCGGAAATGTTCGACGCGTTCATGAAGCACCTGAACACGGCGTTGAAATTGGAAAGGCTGTTCGCTGGATTCGACAGCACGTCGTTGCGTCCGAGCCAATACTTCGAACTCGGGGAGGACTGGACGAACATGGGCGGGAAGATTTCCGACCAAACCGTGCAGACGGCCCTGATGAAAGCGGCTAACGAGAAGCCTCCGCAGTCCTCGGACACGTCGATACCCATCGACATCATCGCTGCTGAAGTGCTGGCGCGTTTCCCGAACCGTTGGATCGGGGAGTTCGAAGTTGGGTCGCGTGGGCCGCTGTTCTGGCTCGACGACGGGATCGATCGAGACGGGTGTCAGGTCGCCGAAGACGGGATGATCTGTTACTCCGATCGTGCTGGCAAGGGGTTCGTGACGTGGCGGGAGATCTTTGGCGGCAAGTTTGTCAAGGAGTATGAGGAGAAGAAGATGGGGAATCTGTTGGACGAGTACTGGTTCAACGGACGCTCATTCTTCAAACTCCTGTTCGAGTCCGCTGTGTCGATTCCGAAAGAGCAGCTTGCTCTTGAGCTTCGCCAGATGGGTTTCTCGATCAAGCTCAAGAAAGGTCAGGCTTTGTCGGAACTGGAGGCCGCGACACTGACGATCTCCAACCAGAACCGGATTGATGAGATCGCCCCAGTGGTCTTCAGCAAGGATCGGGTGGTCAAGTTCAACGGAAGCCGGATTCTGAACTGCGCGAACGTCAAGCCCGTGGAACCGGACGATGACGGGGATCCCGCCAAGTGGCCGTTCATTCATGGTTGGCTGAACCAGATGTTCGTCAACGCAAAGGGTCATCGACCAACCATCGAGTACCTATTCGCGTGGCTTCGGCGATTCTACAAGGCCGTTCTGGATCGGGAGTTCAGTCAGGGGCAAGCATTGTTGTTCGTCGGTCCAACGGGGAAGGGCAAGTCTTTGCTGTCCAATCGGGTCATCTCACAGATGGTCGGTGGGTTCGCGGACGCCTCGGACTACCTATCCGGCCAGACCAAATTCAACAAGGATTTGGGTCGGGCGGCGGCGTGGGTCATTGATGACAGCACGTCGTCGGCCTGCTTCCAAGACCAGCGGAAAGCAACAGAACTGATCAAGCGATCGGTGGCAAACCCACGGATCGAGTATCAGGCGAAGTACGCCGACGCAATCTCGGTCCCGTGGACGGGCAGGGTGATCATGTCAACCAACATGGACGCCAACAGCCTGTCGGTGATCCCTGCTCTGGACAGCAGCAACCGCGACAAGATCATGGCTTTGCGGGTTCGGGACGATGCGCGGGAGGACTTCCCGTGCAACGTGAAGACGGAGGCCACGATCTCCACGGAACTTCCGCACTTCTGCAAGTGGCTGCTGGACTGGAAAGCCCCGAAAGAACTGGACGGAAACGGGCGGTTTGGGGTCGCCAGCTTCATTGACGAGTCCGTGGCGAGTGCCGCCTACGACAACTCCAGCCGTTCGTCGATTGCCGAACTGGTCGAGTTCTTCGCCCGTCGGTGCAGGGAACTCAACTCGGAATTGCCCGTCTGGCGGGGAACGCTCACCGAGTTCCAAGTCCTGCTTCACGGCTTCAACAATGGCCGGAATGTCGGGATGTCGGGCAATCTGGAGTTCGTCCGGAGGGGGATGTCCACCATCGAGGACGCTTGCCGGAGCAGCAAACACCTCCGTCCGATTCGGTCATTCGGAAGAGGCGGGGGCAAGATCTGGGAAATCGACCTCAGTGAGAAGTACGACATCACAATGACAGATAGTCCTTGAGAGTCGAGATCGGTTTCAGCTTGCTGATTGGCAAGTGCCAGCCGTCTACACGAAAGGTGAACCCGAAGTCCCCGTCGGGTTCACCTGCTTTTTTGAACGTGGCCCGCCTTCGGAACGAGTCGGTCTTCACCCAGCCGAGCAACCAGAGCTTGGCCAGTGAACTGTGGCAACGGAGGAAAACGAACAGGTCGTTCTTGAACATGTGGCTCGCCTTCTTCTCTACGGAGGCGACGTAGTCCGGCTTGGGGATGCTCTTGGCCCGTTTGGTTTTTACCTCAATGGTCGTGCCGCAGGGAAGAGCAAGATCATACCGCTTGCTCTGGCTCCCATGATTTTCGGCCACACCTCCGAGGAATTTCTCTACAGCGATCTCCCCCAAGAAGCCGGACATCCGACCCTCTCCGTTGGTGTGGGAGTTGGGCAGGATGCCCATCTTCTCAGATCGCTCGGAAGCGAGTTTGAAGTCTTCGCCATTTGGGCGAAATTCTAGGAACGCTGTGTTCGGGATGGGCTTGAACTGGTCTTCAGGCATCTATCCACTTGATGGTCTTCAAGAAACTCTTCCACGCGGGAAAGAAAATTTCCTCCATGCAACGCACAATCGGTTCTTGGTCGTACTTCTCAGCGAACCCAATTCCAGTCAACAGCAACGACGCCTCCATCATTTCGTGGCGAATCGTGTCCACGCGACCTTGGTCGCACAAGAGCTTGTCGATCTCGATGCGCCTCTGGTCGTGCCTATACTGGCCGAGTGTGTCCTCAAGAGCGATGAAGGATAACTTCACCTTGTGGCCAGCGATCATGATTGCTCGCGGCCAGCGGATCCGAGCTACTTCTTGATTTTTGCTTTTCCGCTGTGCAGCTCTTTCTTGTACTTGTCCTTCTCTTTCTCGGAAAGTGGGCTTACTTTCGACAGCAGGTACGCCACTTGTTTCTTGGTCGCTTCTTTGGGCATCGGTCATTCGTGTAGGTTTTCTGTATCTCCGCAAACGGAAACCTTGAAGTTGGTGTCGCTCATGTTGGTGGTGCCCCGTATTGGTCCGGGACCACGACCTTTGGTTTTACTTGAGCAGTGTCAGGGGAGGACGGGCACCGCTAACTGCGGCAAAAACGTCCTCGACCGACTTTGCGATCGCGTCTTCCGACTGTCCACGCAGGAGTTCGACAAACTCCTTCGCGTCGTCGCCTTCCAACGTGTGGGTGCGAACCCCGTATCGGAGAAGCACCTCACCGTTGCGTTGCACTGCGTGGCTCGTTTCCGCGAGACGCTTCTCGTTCTTTTCTTTCTCCACCTTCTGGCGGTGGTTGGCCTTCTTGATTTCGTTCACTCCGTACATGGTCTTTTGTCATTTCGGTTCGGATTCCAGCCAGTTCAGGATTGCGTCCGAATAGACTTTGGCCAGTTCGTCTTTCCGGTCGGCGAAGAAGTCGCACTCTTTCTCGTTGGACCCGAAGAACGGTTCCATCAAAATTGCTGGGCAGTGGGTTCGCTGCACGAAAGCGGCCCCACGACTGGTCGAGTTCAGAGGCTTCAAACCACGGGAACGAAGTTGCGGGTATGCTTTCTTGAACTCGAAATGGAAGCAGGACGCAAGACGCCCGCTGCGGGCGGAGCGATGCCAGTACAGGAACTCGTAGCCGTTGGCCGTTGGTGGGCCGGAGTTGAAATGCAACTCCACAGCAAGTGACGCACCGAAGTCTCGAATCTCCTTGGCGACCCAACTCATGGCCGAACTGTAGCTCGAACCCTTGTAGTCGTAGAAGACCAGCGCATCGTGGCCTGCCTTTCGAAGCAATCTCTCCATCTGGAGTGCGACCGGATGGTTGAACTCCCACTCCGACTCCCCGTCAACGGTGGTTGCACCGTTGTCGCCGGAGCGGCTGTGGCCTACGCAGATGGCGATTTTTTTGCTCACGGTTTAGCTGACTTATGCTTGACTGTATAAATCATACAGAAGAGGCCCAACACGTTCAAGAAATGATTCAAATGCTGTGTCGTCTGTCTCTCCAGCATCTTTCCAGTCCTGTTCACCTAGTTTTCGTTTCTCGCCAAGACCGCCCGCAGGGGGTGCTTCTGGAATGTTTGAATCTTCTGTTTCCCCCGCTTTTTTCCAATCTTGTTCGCCTAGTTTTCGTTTCTCGCCAAGACCGCCCGCAGGGGGTGCTTTCGGGATTCTCGGAGTCGGTGGAGGCGTAGGTTGACCATCACCGCCCAGTCTCCGTTTCTCGCCAAGACCGCCCGCAGGGGGTGCTTTCTGGATTTTTGAAGTCGGCGGTGCTGGGGGAGCCCGTCTTGGAGGGGCTTGTCTAGTTGGTGGGGCTGCTGGTCGCGGCGGTGCTTTCGGAGCAGGGGGCGTAATCAGCCCCCTTGAGCCGATTCCGGGAAACGGTACGAAATCCGGAGGGGTTTCAATCACTGGAACTCTGTCGAACTCAGACGGATCCATTCCCTCTAGTCGCTCCAGCTCCTCTTCGTGCCTTTTACGCCTCTCTTCGTCTGATTTTCGCCTCTCCTCTTCTTGCTGTTTGATTCTTTCCGCAATCATTCGATCACGGAGTTCTTGAGTCCTCCGTCTGCGATCCTCTTCCTCTTGTCTGGCAACAGTTGACCGGACAGCCACCGATGGCTGAACAGGCGCTGGTGGTGGGCCAACGAATCCGGACATTGCTGTTTACTTCCTCGATGCGGGTTTTGCGGGCAAGTT